TTTAACAATCGAGATAGCCGTTTGGTCAAGTCTTTTTGTCTTCGTTGTAACTTTAGCGACATCCGCAAAACCCGCCAAGTCAAGCGCAATGTAAAACTGACCTTGTTCAGGCTCTTCCTCAGAAAATTTAATATACTCTTCTTTGAATAATTCACTACCTTGAGCCTCAAAAGATGCCATAAATTCTTGACGAAAGGAAAAAGCTGACATGGATTTCTTAGCCGCTTCTATTTCCTCAGGGTCTAGCAACGGGTTATCGTAGCTTGTAAAGTGATAACCTACAAAAGTAGGGTCATCCGATACACAAGCATATGTGTATAAGTCATAAAAGTGATTCCTACCCATTGGAGTACCAATAAATAGTGCATCGCCTTTTTGGTCAGCCAAGGCAGGTCTTAGTATTTGCTCCCATACCTCAGGCTTCATGTCAGCGTACTCATCCATAACCAAGAACCTAAGACTGACACCACGCATGGTTTCCGGTCGATCTGCTCCCTTAAGGGCTATGGTTGCACCGTTGACTAATTTTATTTGTAAGTTATTTACATGACTAGTGGCTATGACAGGATGGCCTATCTCTAGCAAGACTTGCCACATAATGTCCCTAGCCTGTCCCTGTGTAGGGGCAACGTAGAACACATGTCCACGTTCGGCTTGTAAGGCTCTAATAATGAGCATCCAAGCGGCTAATCTACTTTTACCTGTACGTCTACCTGCGGCTATTACTTTAAATCTTGTTTCATCATTAAAGACTTTTTGTTGCCACGGTAGTAGCGATACATTAAGCTCAGTCAATTAATAAGTCCACATTACTGGGCTAAGATCATCATCGTATAAATCACGGGTGTCAACATGCACAAAGCTACTAGCAACTCCGATTCCTGTGAATCCAAGCGAAATGGCTTGTTCCACAATTTTAAATCTTTGTATACCGTCCGTAACTTTAATGTCTGCCGCATGGCCTTGTGAATGCTGTCCTGCAACTTTTTTCTTAGCCTCTATAGGGTGTGAAGGGGAGCGATAACCGCTAGTGATTACAAACGGGAAACCGCAAGCTTCCCTCAGTTCATCCAATCGTTCAATGAACTCATCCTTAATTCTATTCTCACCTGTGTACTGACAGGCAAACTCTTCTCTGGAAAAATACTTAGCCATCTATATACTCTCCTTCTATATCATTATCACCCGACACCACGGTAGTCTCACCGCCAACGCCTGTAATATTGATCTGTATGGCTGACCTACCTGCTCCTTTAACTACATCCTTTTCAAAGACAGCAGTAGGGAGGATTCGATCCATAACTAACTTCCATGCGGCGGCTTGGTTTTTATGATCATCGTTTAGGGCCGCATCAAAGATTGACTCTAACACTTTACGAGACTTAGGGGATGTCAACATCCGACTTTTGTACTCGTTGATGATTGCCGCATCACCCTTCGGCCTACCCCTAGACAAACCAGTAGTGCCTTTCTTTCTTGACACAACATCTGACTTCTTAGGGCGGCCTTTCCGCTTCGCGTATGGGGCTGACTCTACTTTTACTTCACTCAAGGTATTTCCCCTTATGTACTTAAGGATACTTAAGTAAACTTTACTATATTCTTTAATTTTAAAATTAATAAAATACTTAAAGCTTACTTAAGGATACTTAAGGGCGATCCTTGTTTTTCTTTACTTTACTATATTAAATATTATAGCACATCCTGAATCAAAAGTCAAGCTTTATTTTAACTATTTACTAACTATTTATGACCAATCAGGCCCCCTTGTGTGTCAACTTATGTTGCCCTTTATACACAGATGTCAACCCCAAAGGGCCAACCTGTGTTTCCTTATGTAAATCAATGACTTACGGATACATATGTATACCTCCTCTTTTTCCTAATTTCACCTTTTTTGTATACCAGTGGGTACTGTAACAATCTTGCGATTACCCACGGCCCCCCCGCCCCCTAAAGTTATCCACAGGTTATACATAAGTTATCCACAGTATCCACGGCCTGTGCATAAGTTATCCACAAGTTATCCACAGGTTATACACAAGGCTCCATGTTGGCACGGGTATTGCATGGGTGACCAAGGGCCGCCATTGGGTCGAGCTTGTGTTTGACAGATGAAGTGTGAGTATGCTATAGGATACCTATAGAGCCCTATGCAAACATCATGCCAGTTATGTATTCACAAGATGAATGATGATTATATAGTTTGCATTATATACATTGGCTGATCATTCAGGCACTGTAGCACTTCATTCATTTATACAGGTATATACACATGGCTACTACTCATACGACAATTAAACAAGCTAAGGCACTCGCGGCAGAGTTGGTACTAGGTACAGCGGTTAAAACTGCAGTCACTGACGTTGTAAGCGAGTTATACAGCGAACATATCGCCACTGGTAAAGGCGCGGAAAAGGTACTGGTTGCACTCTGGGAGGGTTGCGCGGTTGATAAACCATCCCTCGCGGTGATTCGTTCAATCTTCAATAGAGTCACTAAGCGTATACATAAAGAGTTAGATATAGACAAACGCGCTATGGTGGTCAAGGATGGTAAGTTAGTCGAAGCACAATTGCGCGGTACTGGTAAAGGCACGGGCAATGGTGGTGGCGAAGGCGATACTAGTGAAGCGTCTACAGGTGCAAGTGTAATAGCACCTAATGGCAAAGCTTTATCACCCGTTGAAGCACTAGCGGAAGCATTGTTTCAAGTGTCGGCATACGCGGAGGAACTCGCTAGAATAGAACAAGATGGCGAACTGTCACAATCAATTATAGACGTAGACATTGCTCTCTGTCAGATCAAAGAGAAATTATTGGAGGCACTAGAACCACTTGATAAAGCGGCGTGATAGCTGTATCCTAGATGCCGTTAAATACTAGCGGCATTTATGGGTAAAGTTATAACAAGTTACAATTATTGGAGCAATACAGCATGATTAAACTATCAAAAGCAGGGAAAATGCCCTGTAGGTCTTGGAGTCTACAGGCATTGGATACGTGTCCTGCGTCAAAAGATTCTAACGGTGATCTAGTCCCTGCGTGTAAGGGATGCTACGCCACAAGCGGAAACTATAGGTTTCCTAATGTCAAAGCACCAAGGGAGCATAACAAGGAAGATTGGAAGCGTGATACATGGGTTTCTGATATGGTCGCAGAACTAGACAATGATAGGTATTTTCGTTGGTTTGATTCGGGTGATATGTACAGCATTAAACTCGCTCAAAAGATGCTTGAAGTTATGCGTTTGACTCCATGGTGTAATCACTGGCTACCAACTAGAATGCACAAGTTTAGCAAGTTTGCCCAAGTTATCGCAGATATGGAAGCATTGCCTAACGTGGTTGTCAGGTTGTCCAGTGATGGCGTACTAGGTGAAGTCATCCCGAATGTGGCAAACAGTAGCACTATATTGCCCACAATCAGCCACAGTTTAAAAGGCGTTACAGTTTGCGAGGCTAGTACACGCGAGGGCAAATGCGGATCATGTCGCGCTTGTTGGAAAAAAGATATTTCAGTAATCGGATACCCTGCGCATGGTGTATCAATGAAAAAACAAATCAATAATCTAATAGCTATTGGAGGCTAATACAATGAAAAAGGCATTTGAGCATTTTAGTGATGAATATATGTATCTTGATTGGGTGAATAATTTCCTGACAGTAGCTAGGTTCGCGGAATATTACGAAATGAGCGAGGAACAAGCCCATGATCTAATCAAACGGATGCGAATGGAGTAAACACCACAAAGCCTATAGTTTACATCCTTAGGCTTTCTAGTGTTTATTAGTAGGGTAGCATAGCCTAACCCGTTAAAGAGGCTTAAAGTGGATTGTGAGAGGTTTTGAGGCATGGATAAGTTAAAGCGTATGTTTTTTGAGACAAATCTAGCAAATTATGTTGTGGTGATTTGGGTAGGTGTAACTATTGGCTATATGTTGGCCGCTAACTTAACATAAGGGAGAGAAAGGCATGAATAATAGCAGAGAACCCGAAAGTGATTTTTGGTCATGGTTAGGCGTGGTAGTTTTGCTCGTAGTCTATACAATGGCTAGTACGTTGGAATTTTTTAGCTTAATTCCTTGATTTATAACTTGTTACAATTAGAGGTGATTTATGGTGCGTTTTATGGAGAACAGAAAGGAACTGCGCGGATTGATTAAGCAGTTAAAAGATGGAGGCTTTACGGTAACAAATAACGATGGGTGGTATAAAGCATTGGATGATGACGATACGGAAGTTATGGTAGCAATGCCCCATAGTAACGGGTCGTATATGCTTAATTTAAACAATGATTATTTCGACGAAGCAGGGAGACACTAAGATGCAGATTGAAGGATTGACACAGAAAGAGATTGTATCGGCACAGTTCGACGCTCTCGCTCGCTTAGGGGATGAGAGAACCTATGCCCAGAACTTGCTATATGACAAGGTAAGGAGAGAACACTTAGCTAATGTACACATGGAGGGTCTAGAGAGTGTCTATGCTTGCAGACCTTTCACAGAGCATTCTAAGCAGGTAATGCGAGATAAAGTAGTATCATTTATGGCTAATGTTTATGGGGTGGAGTTATGAACTGGCGAATAGGTAAAAATACGCTGTCGATAGAACCACGCAATGGTACAGGTATTGATATTGAGTTTGTGGATTCTAGGGCAGTGTGGACGGTTAGCGAGAACGACCCTTTAAGTTTACAGGCAATGCCCTTTAGTGGTACAATAATACTACTACCGCTACTGGTAATCTCCTATGGTTACGTCTATAAGACGGAGGAACTTGACAATGAGTAGGATAAAGGAACGCTTGATAGGGTACGAGGGAGGCGATGATAACGACGTTAGACCTATTACCCGATTGATTGATGAGATGGTTGATTATGAAATGTTAGCCATGACATTACAGGAGGCGCACCAACGCGCAGAGGATAGCGTTAGGGCTTACTACAATACCCTGACAGCCAAAGAGTTTTTAGACCAACATAAGAGGGCTTTTAGCCATGAGTAGATGCAAAGCGTGTGACGTTATAATGAATGAGTTTGAGATGAGAAGGATTGACAGAGCGACAGGGGAATACTCAGAGTTATGCTCAGATTGCCTGTCAGCATCCAATGAGGCAA